CCTTAAATTTTACGGATATGAAAATCGCGCGGGTTTTTGGAACGATTAAAAAATAAATAGCGAGAAAAGAGGGAAGTTATGGCGAAAATTGCCAAAGTGCAGGAAGTAAGCCTAGACAAGCTCGTTTTATACGAGAACAACGCGAAAAAACATCCGCAGGAGCAGATTGATCTGCTCGAACGGAGCATAAAAGAGTACGGTTTTATCAATCCGTGCTTGATTGACAAAGATTATAAGGTCATCGCAGGGCATGGGCGCATTACGGCGGCGAAACAGATCGGCATGGACAAAGTTCCGTGCCTTTTTGTTGAAGGTCTGACCGAGGCGCAATATAAAGCGTATGTTTTGGCGGATAATCGTCTCACAGAGCTGGGCGAGTGGAATATGGACCTTGTAATGCTCGAACTCAAAGACCTTCAGGATATGGACTTCGATATCAGCCTGACGGGGTTTGAAATGCCCGAAGAAGAGGAAGAGACCGAGGTTGTCGAGGACGATATCCCGGAAGAGGTCGAGGCCCGGTGTAAACTTGGCGATATATGGCAGCTTGGCAATCATCGGCTGATATGTGGCGATTGTACCGATGATTCGGTGTTAGATACCCTTATGGGGGGGGGTGGAGGCCGATATGGTCTTTACAGATCCGCCGTATGGGTATGAGTATCAATCAAACATGAGAACAAAGTCGGAAAAGTTTGATGTGTTGAAAAACGATGACAACATACTCGACTTTTTCCCGAACTTGGTCGGACGTGTCAAAGGCTTTGTCATGATCTGCACGACATGGAAAGTCCTTAACGAGTGGCTCCCGTTGTTCGGTCAATACTTCGATTTATCAAATATGTTGATATGGGATAAAGGCGGAGGTGGCATCGGGGATCTGAAGCACACGTTCGCAACAGATTATGAGGTTATATTATGCGCGAATAACGGGGCGGAAATAAAACAAAAACGTATCGGCTCTGTTTGGAGTATTGGAAAAGATGGCGCGAGTACATATAATCATCCGACACAAAAGCCTGTCGAATTGCCAGCAACGGCAATCACACATACAACGACAAAGGGCAACAACGTCCTTGATGTGTTTGGCGGATCAGGATCGACATTGATTGCATGTGAGCAAACAGACCGTAAATGTTATATGTGCGAATTAGATGAACACTATTGTGATGTCATCATAGAACGCTGGGAAACCTTTACTGGGAGAGAGGCGGTGTTATTAAATGGCTAAAGAGAAATTATCGTTACAAGAACAGGCCGAGCAGGTCCTTGCAAGAGCCGAGCAGAAGGGTGTCAGCACAAACTTCTTCTTCCTGACAACCTTTAAGCGGTATCAGGTACAAATGAAGATCATGACGGACCTTGAAAAAGAGATCAACGAACTCGGTGCCACGGTCAAGAAGGAGTACGTCAAAGGCAGGACAAATGTATATACAAATCCGGCCATAACAGAATATAACAAGACGGCAACGGCGGCAAACGGTACAGTCGCAACTTTGATGAAGATCGTGACCACGTTTGAGGATAAAGAGGACAATTCGGATGAACTGCTCGATTTCTTAAAGGGCGGAAATTGAAAACCGAGGTCGAAAAATACTTTGGCGGCATCCTTGACGGCAAGATTGTAGCTTGTGAGAAAATGAAACGGATCAGCGAGATAATTATCGAGCGTTATCTTGCGCCGGACGAGTTTCATTTTGACTATGACATAGCAAAAAGGCACACGGACTTTATCGAGAAGTTCTGCAAACAGCCGAGCGGGGACATCGGCAGACCATTAAAGTTAGAGCTGTTTCAAAAGGCACGGCTTCAGGTGCTTTTTGGTTTTGTCGATGATAATGACCTCCGACAATACAACGAATCGCTTATCATTGAGGGACGGAAAAACGGCAAGACAACGGAGACGGCCGCAGTCGAGATCGACCTACTCGTGAACGACCGGGAAGGCGCTCCGCAGATATATAATCTTGCGACAATGCTTGACCAGAGCAAGCTCGGATTTAATGCGGCGCATAAAATGGTCATGCAAAACCCAGCGCTGACAAAATGGATTCGCAAGAGGGCGGCTGATTTATATTGTGGCATCAACTTTGGATTTATCAAGGCGCTGGCATCAAACAGCAACAGCCTTGACGGGTTGGATGTTCACGGGGCGGTCATTGATGAGCTGTCAGCCATAAAAGACCGTGATTTATACGACTTGATAAAACAAGCAATGGGTGCGAGAAAACAACCATTGCTTTTTTGTATAACAACAAACGGGTTTGTCCGGGATTCAATCTTTGATGCGCAGTACGCTTATGCGGCGGCGGTGCTAGATGGAACAATAAAGGACGACCGTTTTCTTCCGTTCGTCTATGAGCTTGACGATCAGGAGGAGTGGGATAAGCCGGAGTGCTGGATAAAAGCAAATCCGGGACTTGGAACCATAAAATCAAAAGACTATCTTGAGCAGATGGTCGCAAAGGCAAAGAGCGATCCGTCATTCAAGCCTACTGTGATGGTCAAGGATTTCAACATGAAGCAAAATCCTGTGACCGCATGGCTCCGATATGAGGAGCTTGTCAATGAGGACATGTTCGAGATGGAAAAAGTTGCGCATAGTTACGCGATCGGGGGCTGTGATCTGTCCGCCACTGTCGATCTGACCTGTGCGACATTGCTTATCCGCAAACCGAACGACAGCACGGTCTATGTCCTGCAGAAGTATTTTATTCCGCAGAGTAAGATTGACGCGCTTGAGCAGACAAAGAGCAAAGAGGCTCCATACAAGTTATGGGCGGAGCAGGGATGGCTTGAGATAAATGAGGGAGCGCAGGTCGATTATTCCAAAGTGACGGAATGGTTTGTCGAAATGGTCGAAAAGTACGACATCAGACCATTGTGGATATGCTATGACCGCGCTTTATCGGGTTATTGGGTGCCCGAAATGGAAAACTACGGCTTTGACATGGAAAAGACGGCACAGGGGCCGTTCACATGGTCACAGCCTATGAAGGAGATGGGCGCGGCCTTCTCCGAGCACATTGTAAATTATAACAACAATCCGATTTTGCGATGGTGCCTGTCAAACACGGCAAAAAAGGCACTCAATAAAGACGGAATTGAAACAATCCAGCCTGTCAAGATACAGCAGAACAGACGAATTGATGGCATGGTCAGTCTGTTAAATGCGTGGGTTGGTTATGTAAAGCACTTTGATGAATATATGCCGTATGTTCGTTAGGAGAAAGTGATGGGATTTCTTGATTTTTTCAGACCATTAAAAAAGACAAGCATTCAGAGGTGGCAGGAGTTCGGGCAATATACAGCGTTTTTCTCGGCGTTCTCCGGGGATATATACAACAACGGTGTTGTGCGTTCGTGCATCAGACCTTTGGCGGAGTTTACAAGTAAGGCATCGGCTATATGTTCAGACAAACAGCTCGAACGCATCCTAAATAACAGACCGAACGTCTATATGAACGGCAAGGCATTCCTGCAGAAGGTCAGGACGATCACGGAGTTGGCAAATACTTGTTTTATATACATCGAACGTGATGAGAGGTTAAAGGTCAGAGGCGTGTACCCGGTGCCATATTCATCGTTTGAGGCTATCGAGTACGCAAACGGCCTGTTTATCCGTTTTCAGTTCCCGAACACGCAAATTCCGCAGATGGTTTTGCCGTGGGATGATCTTGCGGTGGTCCGCAAAGATTATAACAAGTCGGATATCGCCGGGGATGATAACAGAGCAATTATCGATACAATAAAACTTTTGACAACGGCTGACGAGGGCATGGCAAACGCGATCCGCTCGACCGCAAACCTCCGGGGCATATTAAAGAGCACAAAGGCAATGCTTGCGCCTGAAGATATAAAAGCGCAAAAGGACCAGTTCGTTCAGGACTACATGAACCTTGACAACGAGGGCGGTATTGCATCATTGGATGCGTCACAGGAGTTCACGCCGATTACAATGAATCCTTTGACGGCATCATATGCACAGCTAAAGGAAATCCGCGAGAACATATACAGATACTTTGGCGTCAATGACAAGATCGTGATGTCGGATATGACGCCGGACGAGATCGAAGCGTTCTATGAGTTAAAGATTGAGCCGTTCCTTGTGCAGTTGTCAACGGAATTGACGAGCAAGGTATATCAGGGCAAGGCGCTGGCATACGATCAGAATTTTATTGTCTTTGAGGCGAGCAAATTACAGTTCGCATCATTAAGTCAAAAGATATCGATGTTCAAAGAAGTTGTATTGTACGGCGGCATGACCATAAACGAATGGCGCGTTGGTTGCAATATGGCGCCTGTTGAATGGGGCGATGAGCCGATAATGAGGCTTGATGCTTCAACAGCGGATATAGTTGATGATCCTAAAGATGAGGAAGGAGAGGCAGAGGATAATGAAGGATAACAGAGAATATAGGGCAATGGACTATACCATTGAAAAAAGGGAAGGCACGAGCGAGCCTTCTTTTTTAGTGCGTGGATATGCTTCAACATTTGAGCCTTATACGCTTTTTGAAGAAGATGGCATCGCGTACAAAGAGCAGATAGATCCGGAAGCATTTGATGGTGCTGATATGTCTGATGTGGTTTTCAGAGTAGATCACGAGGGCACGGTTTATGCGAGAACGTCAAACAATTCTATCGAGTTATATACAGACGAACACGGCCTCGGACATAAAACAGATTTGAGTCTTACGGAAAAAGCGAGGGGCCTGTTTGATGATATCCGCGCGGGTATGTACCCGAAAATGTCGTTCGCATTCACTGTTGAGGATGACGAATATGACAAAAAGACGCACACACGAATCATACACCGAATCGCGAAGGTGTTTGATATAAGCCCGGTTTCGTTCCCAGCGAATCCTGGCACAGAGTTAAGTGTTTCAACACGCAGTTTCTTTGACGGAGCGATCAAAGAAGAGAAGGCGGAGCGACTTGAGCGTGAGAAACAGTTGGCATTGGCAAAGGCACGTTATGCCTATGAGACGATCACAAGATAAGGAGCGAGAGCATGGATATTAAAGACATGAATCTTCAGGAAGTCAATGAGAGACTTGCGGCGCTTGACATTGAGGTCCGTGACATGACGGACGTTGAGGCGGTCGAAAAGGCAACTGAAGAGAAAAAGGCACTGCTTGAGCGCAAGGCAGAGCTGGAAGATTTTGAATTGCGCAAAGCACAGGCTGACGCACTTGCAAAAGAGGATGCACAGCCGGAAAAAATAATAGAGAGATCAGAGGAGAAAAAGACAATGGAAAAGACATACGGCATTGACTCGGAAGAGTACAGAAGTGCATGGGCAAAAACCCTTATGGGCAAGGAGTTAACAGAGGCAGAACAGAGAGCATATGCAACAACGGATGCGGCGAACGCAGTTCCTACTATACTTTCTGACAAGTTTTTTGAAAAGATGAAGAAGCTTGCGCCTATGATTTCAGAGATCACACTGTTCAGAGCGGCAGGAAACCTCAAATTCACGACAGAGGGCGTAAGAACAACGGCAGCGATACACACGGAAAACACCACGATGAGCATAGCTCCCGACACGGTTATCAATGTATCACTCGGCGGAGAAGAGTTTACAAAGGTTATCTCTATGTCGCAGGCAACGCTTGTTATGAGTGTTCCGCAGTTTGAGGATTGGCTTGTCAATCTGCTTTCAGGTGACATTGCAAGATATATCGACAACTACATCATCAACGGTGCAACAGGCGGCATAGTTGCTATGGTATCAACTTCAACCACAAACAAGGTTACGCAGACAGCAACAACCGGATATGGGTACAAAGACCTTATCAAACTTGTGGGCCTTCTTCCTGCTGCATACGATGCAGAGGCAAAGTTTCTTATAAACAAGACCGTTCTGTGGAATGACATTCTTGCTATTACTGACAACAACGACCGTCCGATTTTTGATCCTGTTGAAAAGAAACTTCTCGGATATGATGTTATCGTTGATGACTATGTTCCTACAAACCACAAGCAGGTATATCTTGGCAAGTGGGCTGATGTTGTTGGAAATCTTGCACAGGATGTCAAGGTTGATAAGTCAGCAGAGAGCGGCTTCCTTCGTAACGCAACAGATTACAGAGGATCTGCTATCTTTGACAGCAAACTTGCGAAGAACGATGCCATTGTTTGGCTGGCAAACGCATAAATAACGGTAGTGGGCGGTCGCGATTAATTCCCTCGGTGGTTGCGGCCGCTTTACTATACACCGAGGGGAAACGAGGGAAAAATGAAAAGAATAATGGTAGCAGTTCCGTCACGGGAACAGATAGACGTAAACACGGTCAAGTGCTTGATGAAGCTGGAGCGCGATTCACGGTTAAATCCTGAATTGTCGGTTGATGTTGAGATTGCGGTTGGCACGATAATACATGACTTGCGTTATGCGATGGCTCAAAAAGCCATTGATGAAAAGTACGACTATGTACTTTGGATAGACGCTGATATGGTATTTGAGTCAGACGTGCTGATCGACATGATAAACGATGACAAAGACATACTGACGGCGGTGTGCTTTATGCGGCGGTCTCCGTATGAGCCGTGCATATATCAAAAGATGCGGCTCGGCATGACGCTTGAAGAGGACGAGATCGAGAAATACCTTGATTATCCTGACAACGAGGTTTTCGAGGTGGAGGCGTGCGGGATGGCAATGTGCCTGATGAAAATCGAGGCATTGAAGCGTGTCCTGACGCTGACAGGTCAGCCGTTTTTCCCGCTCCGTAACAACCACAGGACGCTTGGAGAGGACTTGTCATTTTGCTATAAGGCGCGGAGCCTCGGCTATAAAATATTTGCAGATTCAAAGATATATGTCGGGCACATCGGAAAGCTAATTGCAGACAGAGATTCGTATAAGGCCCTGCAAAGGTTGCGTGATGTTTAAGTTCTCCGTGGTCATACCCTGCTATCATTCAGAGGAGTTTATCGGTAAAGCGATAAAGAGTGTAAAAGAGCAGTCATTTACAGATTACGAACTACTCGTGATGTGTGAAAAAGACGATGACAAGTCAATCGGAGCTGTCAGGGATTGCGGGATTGAGCCTATAATTGATGATTATGGTTCATCGGGCGCGGCAAGGAACGCCGGGATAGAAAAAGCACAAGGCGAATATATCCTCTTCCTTGACAGTGATGATTGGTATCTGCACTCGGAATGCTTTGCCATGCTCAATCAATTTTTAAGATTTCCCACGGATATATTGTCATTTGCTTTTATCTTTGGGAAGTATGGATATACAAGCGTTTTGGGCAATAATGGTCATTTGTACCCAAACGTGTGGTCAAGAGCGTGGCGCAAGTCATTCATTGACAAGCACGGCCTTCGGTTCCCGGAGGTATCACGGGATGAAGATATCATTTTCGTTCAAGACGCGCTTGATAAAAAGCCGGAGCACAGATTGAGTGATATTCCGTTTGTGTTCTACACATACCCGCGTGAAGGATCACGGATGCAGGAAAAGGAGCGAGACGAAAATGGCAGTTGATGTTACGGCGGTCAGAAAAAGGTTGAGAATAACACATACAAGCATTGATGACCAGCTGACAAACGATATAAACGCGGCAAAGGCCGAACTCAAAAGGGTTGGCATCAGCTCGACCGCTGTTGAGGCTTCAGCTGATCCCTTGATTGACAAGGCGATCATGGCATATTGCATGTGGGTTGAATCGTCAAACGATAAGATGGCGGCAGGTTATCAGGCACAGTGGGACCAGTGGAGGGATGAACTCCGCAAAACTCACGAATACAAGGACGGGGACAATGTATAACGACATAGCTTATCTGATAAAAAAGACAGTTAACGGCGTTGATGAGTACGGCGATCCGAAAATTGTGGAGACACAAAAAGAGGTGTTCTGCAATATCATGAGCATCGGACAAAAAGAGTTCTATGACGCGCAGACAGTCGGTGCAAAGCCGGAGCTGAAGGTTGTTATTGCTGATTACTATGACTACTCTGACGAGGATGAGATCATTGTGGTCGATTATAGAGGCAAGACGCGCTATCAGGTGCTTCGGACATACAGAGTTCTTGGTTCTAATGAATTAGAGATCACGTTATATGGCGGTGTGAGAAATGAGCGTACCTAAATCAGTCGTAAAAATGGATAAGGACGGCGTGAAGTTCGTGTCGAGTGTTGATTATTATGACTACACTATGAAGGAACTTTGCAGGGCGGCGCTCCGGGACGTGGGCAAGTTTGTCTGCAAGACGTTTCGAAAAGAGTTTTATGCCACATTCCAAAGGCACTCCGGGAGAGTAGGAAAGTTTACGCAATATTGGGTTATGCACAAATATGATAAATACCCAAAGTTGCAGGTCGGTGTAAAACCGAACGGCTTTTATGGAGGCTTTCAGGAGTTTGGCACATCCTCACAGCCAAAATACGGGATTTTAACAAGCTCGGTGGAAGATAATGTCGAAATGATCGTAAAGATCGAGAGTCAATACTTATCGGCTCTTGAAAAAGACAATCCCGACAGTCTGACATCGGATAGTGATTACGAGGGCGGCGGCGAAGATGATACATGACATTGAAAAGGCTATTGTTGAAGCGTTAAAGAATACAATTCCGACATATCCGGATGAAGCGCCTGAAAGCGCGACATATCCATATGCGGTCATATCGGGCAGACGTTTGACGATAGAGGACAACATATCAAATTGGATAATCGAGGTCAACGTGTGGGACAAGAACAAGTATAATTCCCGCGCAGAGGCAAAAGCCGATGCCATTGAGAAAGTGCTTGACTATTGCAAGATAAGACTTGCAGACGGCTCGATGGCGCGTTTCTTCAAAGCAAACCGTGATGACATACTCGACACAGACGAGACCATCAAGCGAGTGAAAGTAGATTTTTCAACAACAATATATGAAAACGAAAGCGAGGCATAGCAAATGAAGAAGTACAGTGGATTTACCACAGATACAACCAAAAGCCTTGTGCTGGATGCGGGTGCGTTCTTCAAAAATTTTGAAGTGGGCACAGACACTTTTGATTCTGCTGTTGCGGCCGGGAAACTTCTCGGAGCGACAAAGGGCGGCGGAGAGTTCTCTGCAGTCCCCGACATAAGGCAGATCGAGGTTGACGGTGTTGCAGGACGTGCAAAGGGCCTTGAGGTCATCAATTCATGGGATGTATATCTCAAAGCAAAGGTCCTTGAGATCAAGGAGAGCACACTTCAGGCGGCACTTTGCGCATCGGTTATCAGCACAAATACGTCTGTATCTGACTATGACATGATACAGGCAAGGAACAACATCGAACTGACGGACTACATCGAAAATATCGTGTGGGTTGGCACTCTGTCCGGTTCCGATGATCCTGTTATCATCGAGGTCACAAACGCGCTGAACACAGACGGCCTGAAGCTGACCACAACGGATAAGAACGAGGCTGTTATCGAGATGACGTTCTACGGTCATTATGTTCAGGAAGATCTGAACAATCCTCCGTTCAGGATTTATTATCCGACAACGACTTCTCCGATAGTGACCACAACATCAACAACGTAAATCATGTAAAGCGAGGGATGACATGAGAAAGATATCAACGAGGGATGTGTGCAAACTTGCGCGCATTATGAGAAAGAGCAATGTTGAGGATAACATCGCAAAAGCAGTTGAAGAGATGGAAGGCGCAAAGGGAAAAAAGATTTCCGAGAAGGCTGGCATCAAAATAATGCTCGTATTGTTTGAATCGGTTGGCGATCCTGAAGTCGAGGACATGATATATGACCTGTTCGGGGGCATAGCGGAAATTGAGCCGCAACAGATAGCGGACATGCCATTCGAGGAGACGATCGAGCTGTTCAAACAGATAAACGAGCAGAACAATTTACGGGCTTTTTTCAAGGCGGCAGGTCGGTTAGTTTAGAACATATCGATCTGCTTTATTCAAGATACGGGGCAGGAGCCTCTGACATACTTGATATGCCGTTTGAAGAAGGCATCGAGATTATGAGCACGGCCCAGCGCATGAATGTTGAAGAAAAGCTGTTCATGCGTTGGGTTGTTTCATATCAGACAACAATGACGTTTGAGGAATTCAAAAGCAAAACACAAACGACACAAAAACAGATTGACGATGACAGGACAGAAGAAGAAATCTTAAAGGCTGTCAAGTCAATAATAGGTGGATAAATGGCACAGAGCATTTTTTCATTATTCGGCGAGGTGTTTGTCAATACAGACAAAGCCGAAGAATCCCTGCATAAAACTGAAGAAAAGGCTGAAGGCGTTGGTGGCGCGTTATCAAAAGGCATCGGAACAGCTGCAAAGTGGGGCGCGGCTATTGTCGGAGCAGGAACTGCGGTTGCTGGCGCGGCTATGGGTGCGGCAAGTAAAGCAAGTGAAACAGCCGATAATATCGACAAAATGTCGCAGAAGATAGGTATATCAGCCGAGTCTTATCAGGAATGGTCGTATATCATGCAGCAGAACGGCATGGATGTTGACAAGCTCCAAACAGGCATGAACAAGCTGACCGGACAGATGGAAAAGGCGGCAGAGGGCAATGAGGCGGCATCCGAGGCATTCAAGACGCTTGGCATCGAGGTTACAAACTCTGACGGATCACTTCGTTCGCAAGAGGAAGTCATGAACGAGGCGATCATGGCGCTTGCAAACATGGGCGAGTCAACGGAACGCGCAAGGCTTCAAACCCAGCTTTTTGGTAAAGCCGGAATTGATATGGCTCCTATGCTCAATCAAGGCGCAGACGCCATAAAAGACCTGAAGGACAGGTCGCACGAGCTGGGCCTTGTTATGTCTGACGAGGCTATAAAGAACGGCGTTGAGTTTGATGACCTGATGAACGACCTGAAGTCGGGCGTGTCGATGCTCGGCACTTCCATCGGTTCAGAACTGTTCCCGATATTTAATGACCTGATAAAACAGGCCATCGAGTTCTTGCCGGACGTTCGTGAGATGATACAACAGATCACGCCTGTCATAAAAGACCTGATGGAGAAATTGTTGCCGCCACTTATGGATCTGGTCAAGCAGCTCCTCCCGGTCATATCAAATCTGTTATCAACTTTAATACCGATAATATCTGACGTTTTGGCGGCATTAACGCCTATCGTGGTTGATATCCTTCAGGCGCTCATGCCTTTACTGACGCCGATAATAAATGCGCTCGGAAACATAATTAAGGCAATTTTGCCTCCGTTGTCGAAACTTATCGAGGCATTGATGCCACTTTTGGAGCCTGTTATTAAGATATTGACATCATTGCTTGATGTTATCCTTCCGCCACTCACAACAGCGATCGAGTTGGTTGGGAAAGCGGTTGAACTTTATTTTACGGCGACATTTGAGGCGTTTGAGCCTGTTATTGAGGCTGTCGAAAAGATGCTCGGCGGCTTAATAGATTTTATCACGGGCGTTTTCTCCGGGGATTGGGAGAAGGCTTGGAACGGCGTATTAAAATTGTTTGAGGGCATATGGGAAGGTCTGACCGGACTTGCAAAAGCCCCGCTGAACGGTGTTATCAATTTGTTCAATGGACTGTTTGACGAGATCGGAAGCATCCATATTCCTGATTGGGTTCCCGATTGGCTCGGCGGCGGCACAACATTGTCAATGCCACATATACCTTTACTTGCAGAAGGCGGTACCATCACATCATCGGGATCTGCGATAGTGGGCGAAGCCGGAGCAGAATTTGTCGAGCTTCCGCAGGGCGCTAAGGTAACACCGCTCGGCAACGATGACAACTTGAGCGATAAGCTGAATGCCATTTTGGAAATGATGGCAAAATATATGCCGCAGTTTGCAACCGCACGGGATATGAGCAACATGTCAATAAAAGTGAACGAGCGCGAGTTTGGGCGTGCAGTTCGTGAGGTTATCTGATGTTAGAGAAGATCATTTTCAGAAATCATATAAACGAGGAGATACAGTTCGGAGAGGGCGGCTTATACCTGAACAATAATGATCTGCACTCGTATGGATGGGATTACATATCGAGGAATGACAAAATATCATTCTTTACCCGGACGATAGTTGAAAAGGTTCTACCGATCCGTGTTAAATGCGACAGCCGCAATGCAGGATATCAGCTGATGAATGACCTGATGGAAAAGGCTGACAAAGATATATTGTCAAAGGAACCGGGCAAGTTGATAGTAGGCGATTATTATTTGAACTGCTATCTGTCACAAAATACAAAAGAAAGCTATGACCTTCAAAACGGGATATTTTACGCAGAATTAACGGTCATTACGGATCAGCCGTCATGGGTAAAAGAGACTACGCAAAAATTCGATCCCGGCAGTGGCGGCAGCGGGCAAAATCTTGACTTTCCGTTTGACTTTCCGTATGACTTCGCGTCTCCGTCATATTCGACACAGATACAGAACGGCTTTTCCGACAGTGAATTTAAGTTAATCATTTATGGAGAAGTCACAGATCCGGCGATCACTATTGGCGGTCATGCCTATCAAATAACGGGACATGTGGACGATAACGAATATCTTGTTATTGATAGCAGGGAAAAGACCATCACGTTAGTTGAGGAAGATGGCACACGGGTTAATTGGTTCAGTAAAAGGAACCGGGCAAATTATATATTCCAAAAGATACCCAGCGGCACATCGGATGTGTTGTGGTCCGGAGAGTTTACTTTTGATGTCACGCTGTTTGAGGAGCGAAGCGAGCCGAAATGGACCTGATATACACAAACAAAAACAAAATTGATATCGGAGTTCTTAAAGATTATTCCTTTGACCTTGCGTTTGGGCAGGACGAAAACAATTTTCAGCTGTCGGTCAGTTTTGATAATAACGTGTGCGAAGAGGATGATCTTGTCTATATCGAGGGCACGGAGTACGGCGGGATAATCGATGCCGTTGAGGCTTATTCGGCAGAAAAGACCATCAACTACAAGGGAAGGACGTGGCACGGCATTCTGAACACAAAGATAATTCAGCCGAACAGCGGCTCGAATTATTACACGGTATCGGGAGAGGCGAACACGATATTGCGGTCGCTTGTATCGCGTTTATCGTTGGGTGGTCTGTTTGAAGGCTCATCTGCATCAAGTGGGATCACTATAACCTCATATCAATTCAAGCGCTATGTGAGCGCATATGACGGCATAGTGGACATGTTACGGAGTGTTGGTGCAAAACTACACATCGAATGGTCCGGGGGATATGTTCAGCTGTCAGCAATCGCAATTGTCGATTATGGCAATGATGATCTGTCGAGTGACCATATAGCATTGCATATACAAAAGACATACAATCCCGTGAACCATCTGATATGTCTCGGACAGGGCGAGCTGTCACAGAGGACGGTTGTCGATCTGTATTGCGATGCGAATGGAGTTATCAGCACGTCAACGACTTTCACGGGGTTGGATGAGGTTGCGAGTGTGTTTGATTATCCGAACGCTGAATCTTCCGCAGAGCTTCAAAAAGAGGGAACAAAAAAGCTGGAGGAGCTGAACAGTTCAGACTTGATTGAGGTCAGTCTGGATGACGAGTACGATTTTGACATCGGGGATATCGTGACGGCTGATGATCCTATTACGGGATTGACGGTATCAAGCAGGGTATTGAAAAAGATTGTAAAGATAGACAAAAACCAGTTCTTAATCAATTACAAAGTAGGAGAGTGAAGAGATGGCATTGCATTTGATAACAGGGTATGCAGGACAGGAACACATAACGAGTGCTGACCAAGGCGCGTATAACATGGGTACATACGGCGAGGGCGAGTTTGTCCTTGACCGAGGGAGCAAGTTCGCGGCTACGGTTGTGACGAATAACCAGATAACGATAGCAAACGGCGAGGCGCTCATGCAGGGGCGTTTTATCAAGATTCCTGTTGGAACGACCGAGAGCGTGAGTATAGACAACGGTTCTTCGGGCATGAAGAGAAAAGACCTTATCGTGTTGAGGTATTCAAAGGATGCAGGCACAGGCATTGAAAGCGTGGCATTGGCGGTCAAGAAAGGCACACCGAGTTCGGGCACTCCGTCTGATCCCAGCATAACTACAGGCGATATTACTGATGGCACAGACCTTGTAAATGAAATGAAGTTGTATCGTGTCAATATCGATGGGCTAAATATAGTGAGCCTTGACACGTTATTCTCATTGAAGGTGCCGATGGTCGAGTACATGGACGAATATCAGTTGCCTATTGCTACAGCATCACGGCTGGGCGGAGTAAAAGCAGGCGCAAATACAAATATAGCATCTGATGGGAAAATTTCTATTCCCGATGGAAGTGCGAGTGCAAAAGGTGTGTTGAAGGTAGGCTCGGGATTGAGCGTATCAAGCGGTATTGTTTCAGTTCCAGATGGAACAACAAGCACAAAAGGCATATTGAAGGTAGGCTCGGGATTGAGTGTTTCTTCGGGTACTGTTTCTGTTCCCGATGGAACCACGAGCACTAAAGGTATCCTGCAAGTGGGAAGTGGATTGAGCGTGTCGAGTGGTACTGTGTCTGTACCTAATGGAACCACGAGCACTAAAGGTATCCTGCAAGTGGGAAGTGGATTGAGCGTGTCGAGTGGTATTATTTCCGTACCCGATGGAAGTTCAAGTACAAAAGGCATTTTGAAAGTGGGTAATGGGTTATCTGCATCGAGCGGAACTATAAACCTGAAAGCGGCAGGAACGACAAGCGGCTCTGGCTTAGGCGGCGTATATATACAATCGGGAAAAGGGATAACGAGAAATTCTGATGGAGAGATTTCTTTAGCAATGTCTAGGAACGACATATCCAAGTATGGAAGTGAGGTGTCAGTATCAGCAAACGGCACTACAACACAAATAGTATCTATTACGGATTCTACTTTTGTAAACAGAGTTATTAATGGGATTGGATGGATTAATCATATAAGGGTTACTAGTACTAAAGATTATATATGTCAACCCTCACAGTTGACCTATAACACAAATTCTTTAGCTATAGTTGTCCGCATAATCAACTTGAAATCTACGGCTATATCAGTTACTCCGTATGTTGGAGTTTATTATACGTATTTAACATCTTAAAGGAGGTATCGCTTTTATGTGGAGCATAAATTCAAAGAATGAGATAACCTTAACACGTGGCGATACGCCGACTTTTACGCTTAATCTCACAAATCCCGATGGCACACCTTATGAGCCGATATCGGGGGATCAGATCATATTCGTCATCAAAAAAACTGCACAGGCGCAGGAGATATGGGCACAGATCGAGATACCGACAGAGACGATGGAGTTGGTGTTCGCAGAGGAAACTACTCGGGCGCTGGAATTCGGGAAGTACGTTTATGAGATATCCTTGAATAATGATGTCAATGATTATCATGACACCTTTATCACGGCAACACCGATCTATATAACGGAGGAGTTGTACAATGGCTGATACACAGTTGGATGCAACCTTATCTGCAAGCGAGCCGATAAGCGGTAATTTGAGTGCGAATGAGGGTATAAATGCAAGCCTGGCGCCGGATGAAGAGGTGTCGGGTTCGCTTGAGGTTAAGCGCACTCGAACAGTTGCTACGATGCTTTCAGAGTTAGAGGATGTCGAGATCGATGATCTGCAGGATGATGATATCCTTGTTTACGATTCTCTTGACGGCAAGTGGCACAATGAAGCGAACGCCGGGGGCGGTGGCGTTTGGGGTACGATCACGGGTACGCTTTCAGATCAGGCCGACCTGCAGGCCGTTTTGGATGAAAAATACGGTACAAATGACACGGCAGAGACCGACATTGCAGATGCCGATTATATTCCATTTTACGATACGAGCGCATCGGCAAAGCGCAAGAGCCTTTGGAGCAATATCAAGGCAAAACTGAATGAGATATTTTTCAGACGTTCAGAAAACAATGTGCTTGGTGCAAAGAATTTATTGCCGAATAACGCTGTTTCAACGGAATATAATGGCATAATATATACTGTTAATGCCGATGGAACTGTTACCGCAAACGGTTCGACTTCTTCATCATCATCAAATTTGAAGCTGTGCGAGTTGTCATTAACAGCCGGAGATAAATATATTGTTAGTGGCGGTTATAACAATAAGGTTAGGATAAATATATATCTGAAAAGCAATCCGTCAACCGAGATACTTGTAACTAACACGGATTATATTTGGACAGTTCCTGCAACAGGTGTTTATGCGGTGCAGATTTATGTTAATACTAATTCTACCGTAACCGATGCCGTAATTAGTCCGATGATGCGATTCGACACTGATCCTGATGATACTTATGTACCGTATGCGTTGACGAATAAACAATTAACAGATGTTGTCGGTCAAAACGTAAGCGATATTGATGCGATTGAGGAACTTATACCGAGTGGAGCTTCATCATCAAATAAACTTGCTACGGCTAATGATATTCCGAGTTTATCAAATTATGTCGAAAAATCATTTACGGAAGGTCTGTTAAAGAATGATGGTACGGTTGATACGACACAGTATGTCAGTGACGTATCGGGCAAAGCCGACAAGGTATCCGGTGCGACAAGCGGAGATTTCGCAGGACTTGATGCGAACGGAAACCTCGCGGATAGCGGCATATCTGCTGACATTGTACCGAGTGGAGCATCATCGTCAAACAAGTTGGCAACGGTAAATGATATACCGAGTTTGACGAATTATGTTGAAAAGTCGCAGACCGCAGGACTACTCAAAAACGATGGTACAGTTGATACCACGCAATATGTCAGCGATATATCCGGCAAGGTTGATAACTCGGTGGTTGCCCCTGTCGAAAGTGGTGCAACCGCATCACAGGCATACGCTATCGGAGAGCATTTCATCAAAGACGGTGCTTTTTGTACCGCTAAAGCCGCCATTGCTTCGGGTGCGACTTTTACACTCGACACGAATTACACGGAAGGAAGTATCGCGGATGCCGTTGTTCAATCGAATTGGAGTTATACTACAAGCGGATTGACACCTACTAATTGTACTATTCTTGGTGGCGGATATTGCAAGATAGGCAACCTTGTCATCGTAAATATGCGTATAAAATTCACGTCAACATCGGGTGTTACTATCACAGGCTTTCCCGCTTACGGGAACAAAACAAGCAATACCTATCCACTTGAATTTGTGAGTTATTTGATCGGTGCTACGGACTTGATGCAGTATATATTGGCGTATAACGGGACAATGTCAGCATATAAGGGTACGGGTAGCACTTCCATACAAGATAAAGACGGTCGTTTTTCGTTTATGTATCTATGCAATTAAGGAGGAGTAATCATGGAAAAATATTATGTAGTTTACACAAGCAACGGCAACTTTCAGACAGACAAGATAACGGAGTGGACTGATTTGGATTCTGCAAAGAATAAGTATCATGCTATCTGCAATACGCTCGGCACGAATAAGGATGTCGAGACCGCTATCATAAAGATACTCAATAGCCAGTTGGATGTTGTCGGGAACTATTCGGAGTTTATCGACCATCGCAAAGAATCATAGTTATCACGCGGCATAGTCGGCAACATTAACAGTTTAAGCGCATTTTGCTGAATGTTGTATTGGCAAGCGGCTATGTCGCAAACTGAAACGATTACGCTATATTTAATGTAGTTTCACAAATGAAACGCGGGTTTCAGATGCGGAACTATTTTTCTCTATATCACAATGGTATGCTTTAATCACAAAAAAGAAAGGAGCGTACCACTATGACAAGAGAAGAAGTAAAAATATTTTTGGAATATACGAAGGTTCTGCTGGCTATCAATAAAATCGGGGATAACAAAGTCAATGAGGCGCTTGATAACGCGATAAACGAATTTGACGATCAAAAAGAAAGACACTATTTAGATTAAAAAGGACGCATCCGGGAGGGTGCGTTTTTTGTTGGAGGAGCAAACATGGATGCAATTATTGTTTCAATCATAACCGGGGTATTGAGCCTTGCGGGCGTGATTTTAACAAACATCAGCGGCAACAGGAAAATCGAGAGGCAACTTGAGGTGTCAATGGCGATCACGAACACAAAGCTGGAGGATCTGACGAAACAGGTCGAAAAGCACAATCAGGTCATAGAGCGCACGTTCAAGCTCGAACAGGCTGTTGCTGACATGAAGGGAGGTAACGGATGAAATTGTCGAATGAGTGGTTTGATAGGCTGAAATGGGTGGCGATTATAGCATTGCCGGCATTATCAACTTTCGTGTATGGACTTGCACAGATTTACCATTTTGAGGTTGTAGGGGAGCAGATCGCACAGACCATCACTTTGCTGGATGCCCTGCTCGGCGCATTGCTTGGCGTCAGCCATATCCAGTATAAACACGATTTGGAGGACAAGGAGGCATAATATGGCATATACAGACAAAAGCTTCTTT